AAGGCGGTCTTGGTATTGCTGCCGGCGCATTAACAGGTGGATTTGGTGCGGGTTTATTAGGTAACGCAGCAGCAACCAGCAGCACAGCATTAGGCACTATTGGATCTGGCGCATTAACCGCAGGTTTCACAGGTGCAGGCGCATTAGCAGCACGAGACAATATGCCGAAGTATCAAACGCGTGCAGTAAGAGCAAACCCAAATATATCTGCACTACGCAATAATCGAAACATCGAGCAACTACAGAGAATGCAAAATGGATTTACTCAGGGCGGACGCTACACTAAGGCAGGAATTGAAAACACGAATGGAGGCGGAGAATATAGCCGCAACACAAATCAAAACGGCAAGCAAAGATTGTCAGCGTAGAAAAAATTAAAACTAATTTAACGCAACGTCGAGAGACGTCGCACCATCCCAACGCACAACACCTAGAAAGGTAAGTGCATAGCAGGAGTATTTTAAAATGTCTGACGGCAATTTAGCAGAAGATTTAAATTTAGAAGAATCCATGGCCGAAACTCTGGCTGAAATTCAAGCCAACGATGAGGAATTTAATAATATATATGAACATGAGCCAGAGTCAGAAGGAGAGGGAGAAGAAAGCAGCGAGGAGAGAAGCGCACGAAAACGAGATGAGCGCGGCCGATTCGCTAGCGAAGAAGAAATTAGCGAAGAAGACGAAAGCGAAGAAATAACCGAAGTCCCTGAAACAGTAATTGCGCCTGAAACAACAGCAAAATCTGAAGAGGGAGAACAAGAATTACAACAAGAACACGAAATTGATCCACGGCTAGAAAAGCCACCTACAACCTGGCGCACTGAAGCCAAGCTAAAGTGGGACAGCATTGAGCCGGGGGTTAAAGAAGAAATATTAAAGCGTGAAGAAGACATTGGTCGAGGGATTACGCACTATAAACAGATGGCAGATTATGGCGACGCAGTCCAACAGACTGTGCAACCTTATATGCCGATGATAACTGCTGCTGGCAGTACGCCGCAGCAAACAATTGGCGCGATGCTGGATACTTTCTACAGGTTAAAAACATCAGACCCGCAGCAAAAATCACAGTTATTAATGCAAGTTGCTCAACAGCACGGCGCAGACATGACGGTATTCCAGAACGGCATTGATCCTGGTCAAGTGGAAATGCAAACACAATTGCAGCCGCTTCAGTCTCAAATATCCTATCTACAACAACAAATCCAGCAACGTGATGAGCAAACACAGCAGTTTGAATCAGCACAAGCTATCAATGATATAACTGCATTCAGCAATGCAGTCGATGAGTCTACCGGTAAAGCCTTATATCCCTATTTCGATATAGTGCGTAACCAAATGGCGGACTTAATCGAGAGCAACGAACGTGCCGGTATAAAAACCAGTTTGAATGATGCGTATGAAAACGCAATTTGGCAGACTCCTGAAATACGTCAAAAACTTTTATCTGAACAATCTTTAAACGCAGAATCACAGAGACAGAGCAGCGTAGCGGAAAAGACACGTAAGGCTAAGCGAGCCAACAAAGTTAATTTGCAGACTCGTGGATCTTATGATGAAAAAACTGTCAAGCCTACCGGCACACTAAACGACACGATGGAAGATATCTTGCAAGACATCAAAAGTCGTTCATAAATTTTTAACACAATCTATCGTCGTGATGACGAAGGAGTAACAAAATGAGCAGCCCTAATATTACGTTTACAGAGCTAGTTTCTACCAGCTTTCGTAAGCACAAAAAGGAGTTTGCTGATAACGTCACCAACAACAATGCGCTATTGTCCAGAATGGATAAAAAAGGTCGTAAGCGTACTGAAGATGGCGGACTGACAATCGTAGCTGAACTTGATTACGCAGAAAATAGTACTTATCAACGGTACTCTGGGTATGACAGCTTGAATGTGTCAGCGTCTGATGTTTTATCAGCAGCGGAATACAACTGGAAACAAGCGGCAGTCCATGTGACTGCATCCGGGCGTGAACTCCGCATTAACTCTGGTGACTCACGTATCATTAATTTGGCTAAGTCTCGACTTACCAATGCAATGCGTACATTCAAAAACAACATATCATCTGATATTTATTCTGATGGCACTTCAGCTAATCAGATTAATGGTTTACAGGCTATCGTATCTGATGCAGGAACAGGAACTGTTGGCGGTATTAACTCTACTTCGTATCCATTCTGGAAATCAACTGTGCAGTCTGCCGCATCACCATTAAGTGGTAGCGCAATTACTGTTTCATCATCGACGTTTGAAAATCCGTTCATGCTCCAGTTATGGTTAGAGTTATGCCGTGGCAGTGACAATCCTGATTTGATCGTGATGGCGAATGATTACTTCACTTTCTTTGAAGGGTCGCAGACAAGTTTGAAGCGTTATGCATCAGACGACAAAGCGCAAGCTGGATTCGTTAGCATGAAGTATAAAACTGCGGATGTCATCTTTGATGGCGGATCGGGCATACCTGCATCTAGCATGTATTTTCTTAACACCGACTACTTAGAATTGGTTTGTCATCGTGATGCACAGATGACTGAAGTTCCAGAAATGAGAGCTATCAACCAAGACGCAGTAGTTATTCCTATAATCTGGATGGGTAATTTGTGTTGTTCAAATCGCTCACTTCAGGGCATCGGTAAAGCATAAGGAGAAACTAAATTGACTATTCAAACAGGTGTATTAGTTACTCGTGTGGATGCTGAAGCACAATTCACTCTAGGTGAAATTTATGAGGGCGCTAATGGCAAAACTTATAAATACATCACTTACAGTGAAGAAGCTGCCGCAACTGATGGTGTTGCTGGTGAGGTCGCGTATTACGTGGCCGCTGCTGGTTATGCCAACAATGATGTTACTAGCGATGTGTCTGCCTCCGATAATGTCGGCGCAGGTGTATTGCAAGCGGTAATGTCTGACAATGAGTTTGGTTGGGTTCAAATCGAAGGTCCAGCAACGTTGACAATCGCGTTAACTGCTGGTGGTGATGGTGCGAAGCTAACTGCTGTTGGTGCTGGGGATGGTACGTTGGATGTATCTGCCACGTTGACCGATGTTATTGTCGCAACCGCTGGAGATATTTCTGCTAAAGAAATCCTCTGTCATTTTCCACGATAAATAGTAACCGGGCAGGGGGAAACCTCTGCCCATTTTTAATATAACGACTGTCGTGATGACAGCCCAATCCCACATAAGGAGACATTAACATGTCAAATATGCCGATAGCTCTAATGGAAGATTCACCTCCGTACCTTGATTTTGAGATAGGTGCAAAAGAATTACGCGAAGAAAGTATCGAGGCCGGTCATCCGGTTTATGAAGATGAAGAACGGGTAATTATCACACCAATGGGTGATAACAAAACCCAAGTTATCAAAAATTGTAAACGATGGATTGCTCACTTGAAAGAACGCAGACATCACCAGATGATCAGTGACAAATATCTAGACTTCTGTCTTGATTCTTACGATGCGTGGAAGAAGAAGCGCGCTATGCCAGTATCAGGCACTCCTATTGAGCAATGGCCACAAGCAACACCATCAGAAGTGAAGATGATTTTGAATGCAAACTTCAGAACTATTGAGGATCTAGCATCGGCCAACGATGAAGGACTTGGTTTAATCGGAATGGGTGCGCGAGTATTGAAAAAGAAAGCAGCAACCTATCTGCAATCAGCCAAAAAACATGGGGCAGTATCTGAAAAGATGGTGTCGCTTGAAACTAAACTTGAAACGCAGTCAGAAGACAATAAGAGTCTAAGAGATCGCATTGCCGAACTTGAAAAACAACTGACTGCAAAACCAGTCGTTCAGGCTGAAAACGAGGCAGCATGACCTTATTAGCAATTGTTCAAAATGTAGCGGAAGAAATAGGTCTTTCCGCTCCATCTTACGTTGTTGGGAACACTGACAAAAAGGTGGTCCAATTACTACAGATGGCGCAGCGTGAAGGACGGCAATTAGCAGACCGCTATAATTGGGAAGCATGCCGCAAGGAAGCGACATTCACCCAAGCAGCAGCAGCAGAGCAGGGCGCATTAACTACTCTAGCGGGTGCAGATTATAAAAGTATCGTTAATAATTCCATGTGGAATAGAGACACCACCTTGCCTATTTTGGGACCAATCGATCAACGAGACTGGCAAACACTACAAGCGTTTGCAGTTACTGGTCCTTATCCGCAATTCCGCATTCAAGGTGGAAAAATATTCTTTTCACCGAATGGCGCGAATGATACAGATACAATTGCTTTTGAGTACAAGTCTAAAAATTTCTGCCAGTCTTCCGGTGGTACAGGTCAATTAAAATGGTTGGCTGATAATGATACAGGTCTTCTTGATGAAGATTTAATGACATTAGGCATTACATGGCGTTGGTTAAAGAGAAAAGGTTTGGATTACGCAGAAGATTTTATTATTTATGAATCTCGCGTGGCCGATGCCATGTCGCGTGATGGCGGTAAGAGAATATTAGATCTTGGCAATGGACAAGAGTCTCGC